TTTCGGAAATACTGATCCAAAGTATATGACAGAAGATGAGGGCTCGAAACAAATTATGATCAAAAATAATCAGATTTTGTACGCGCCTAAAGCTGGTGTTGAAGAAAAAGGACGAGTTCCTGTGCAACCAAAAGTGTTGATCGTCAATACCAATAATGAAACTATGTTATCTGAGATGTCCGTTTGCCCCTATTCACGTTATCGACGTGGTGATATTTATATTCGCGCTGAAGTGCGTGATGAATTCTCCCGTTATGTTGATGGTGTGAGGCAAAATGAAATTGATACCGAACGTGTTAAATTGACTCTCCCGAAGAATGAGGAAGGTGATTATATTTTTTCCACCATGCCCGATCTTTGGGAAATACAGTTGACTAAACCGTTTCAATCAAGTGCCCGCGTGAAATCTTCCAATGTAAAGAAGAGTTTCCCCATGGTTTCTTTCATGCCTATCGTTAAGGACAAGAAAACTGGTAGACCCGCAAAATTGAGCATATTCGATGCTCTCGATGCGACGTGTGACCAGGCTCGTAAATTTTATGAGACTCAAAAAAGTACTGTTGACGTAAGTCGACGTATGGATATTGATTTCGTTCCTTGTGATTGTGGCTGTAAGAAAAGTAAAGCTTTTTGCAATGCCTTTAAGTTGAAAGTTCCTGAAAAAGGAACCATTGCTGTCCTCCCTCCTATTTTGGAGAGTCATGGATTGCTTGAGTATTCAACTTACCACTTAGCTAGTGTTATATGGAAATATTACACTACGACTCGTACTAAATTTTTCGATTTGTTTTTTGATATCGAGAAAAATATTTTGAACGTGTCTACTACTTGGTTGATCTCAAATTACCGACAAATGTATTATGATAGTCTATTTGATATGACGACATATATACCATTGGAGGCTTTTGATGGCAAGGTTTTGCAAGGCTTAATGCGAGTGTTATTTCATCAACAGTATGAACACACTTCCATGGAGGCCATTAGGGCTCGCGTTCTAGCACCATTTGTTTTAGGTGCTGGTATTGCGTTTTATTCCTATTTCGTTGGAACCCGTATGGCTCACCTTTTGGGTGCGTTTTGTGCTACTTGGTTGTTTATCTTTTCCTTAGTAGCCTATCGGAAACGAATGGAAATTGCACATGCAGCGGTTATGGAAGAAATTCTTAGACGCCGTGATGCGTTACCAGAAACTGTTAAGCTCGCTCGTAAGAAATATGGGCGTATGCTTGGTTATGGTTTAGCTGCAGGTGTATCTCTTGTTGTTGCTTTGAAAGTTTTGAAGTTACTAAAAGATTTTTATCATGATTCTCAATCTGAAAGTCTTCTTCGACCTAACGGTCTTGATGACATTAAGAAACGAGATTCTCTCCCTTGTGAATGGGTTGATAATTCTTTTGGTAAACTCGAAAAAGGCACTTCCACGTTGGATCAAATAGTGAAATTGACTGAGAAGAATATTTTCTTCTGTGAAGTTCATGGATCTGAACATTTAGCCAAAAGCTTATGTTGTGTGTTAACGAATGGCGTTGTAGCTATTCCTAAACATAATTTGATTGAAGGATATCGTATGTTAAAGATGTCCCGTGGAAGTTGGTATGTTGAAATACCTCTTGATGATGCCAATGTTTACAAATGTCCTGAAAAGGATATTGCTTTTGTTTACAGTGCAAAAATTCAAGGTCGTGATCTTATTAAACATATTCGTGAACAAGACGTAAACACGTCTCTCATGCGTATGTTACCGTCCAAGTTAGTTCTTATTTCTCGATTAAGGGAAACTGAAGAAGTTTTCTCTCAAGAATTGTATGGAACTTGGTCTAATATGATCAAAGCAACGGAAGGTTGTTTTCCTGGTTGGAATTATACGATGCCAACAGCGTCGTATCACGGTTTGTGTGGTGCGGCAGTTGTCGTTCGTGATTCCGGGTATTTCGCTTTAGGCGGTATACATTTAGCAGGAAATCAACGTATTGGAGCTGGAGGAAGTATTTGTCAAAAAGATATTGACGCTTTGCGTGAACATTTTAAGAATTTACCTGATATTGCATCTGGTGGACCATTTCCATCAGCTGTCATTGGTGATTCTGAAGCTATCCGGCTAAATGTTGAACCCGACAAATCTTCTCCCTTGTTATGGAAGGGAGGTACTCATCATTATGAGTATCTCGGCCAGTGCAAAGGGAAATCCACGTTTCAATCGAATGTGAGACCTAGTATGATTAGTGATACAGTGACAAAAGTTACTGGACATAAGAATAACTATGGTCCTCCCCGTGTCGGACAATGGTGGCGTCCTTATCATCTTGATTTGGAAAAACGCTCGAACCAACCAATTGGATTTGGTATTGGTGAGCTGAACGCTGCTAGAGGTGAATATGTATCCACATTTGTTTCTGAATTTCATTCATTAGACAAATCTGTGCGTAATTATCTTACCAAAGGTCCCCTTTCAAATAATAATATATTGAAGGGTATTCCTGAGTATCGCTTTATTGATCGTATGAATTTTAAGTCCGCGTTGGGCTTTCCATATACTGGATCGAAAAAGAAGTTTTGTACTCTGGATGACAATGGGGAAATTATTGATTTCCTACCTTGGATTTGGGATGAAGTTAAGAAAGTAGAAACTGTTATGAAGCATGCTGTGCGTTCATATCAACCTTTCAAAACGTCTCTGAAAGATGAGATAACCAAACAATTCAAGGATGATGGTTCTGAAAATACGAAAGTTCGTGTATTCACTTGTGCTCCTGTCACATTGCAGATTTTAATTCGTAAATATTATTTACCAGTTGCTGCTGCTCTGTCGCATTTGCCTTTAACAAGTGAGCAGGCCGTAGGTATTAATGCCTCCGGTCCTGATTTTCACGAATTGATTGAACACATCAAGGTGTATGGGGATCAAACAGGTTTCGTTGCTGGAGATTTCTCCAAGTACGACCTGGGGATGTCAGCTGATGCAATTTTGGCAGCTTTCGCCGCAATGCGAGATATAGCCAAAGAGTTATTGCATTATTCAGAAGAAGATATCGGTATGATGGACATGATTGCAAATGAAGTTGCAAACCCTGTTTTAGCATATAATGGCGATGCCATTGTTATGACAGGATCAAATCCGTCTGGTCAGAATATGACTGTGTATGTGAATGGAATTGTAAATTCACTTTACCACCGTTGTGTCTTCAATAGACTGAAAAAAGAACATCATTTTTCCGGAACATTTTCGGAAAAGTGTCGTGCTACATTTTATGGTGACGATAGTTTATTCGCTCCTCACCCAGATGTCGCTGAGTTTGTTCACTTCAACAGTCTAGCTCGTGTTTTTCAAGATGTAGGTATAGGGTATACCCCTGCTGACAAATCTGCATCTGCACCGGATCTCATTTCTTTAAAAGAGATTGACTTTCTGAAAAGAAAGCCGGTGTTCAACGAGCACATCGGTATGTATATGGGAGCACTTGATGTAGGATCTCTGATGAAATCCTTACATTGTAATGCTACAGATACATTACCACCCGACATGGCAGCCGCCGTTAATTTAGACGGCTCCATTAGGGAAATGTTCAATCATGGTGAAGAACCATATGAACAATGGCGGGCGCAAGTGCGCCAAATTGCTGATGAGCATAACATCGGACCTCTTGTTTTGAATCTTGATGTGTGTTATCGGCAATACCTGGAGCGTTATAAGGCTAAATACCTTTAACGCGTCAGGCCCAGTCTCCGGATGACTTAAAAAGCGTCGTAAGTGCGAACTCCCATCGCATTGCTGCTAAAAAGGGAGAGGTGAGTTATGGATACCGTTTTACTTTTGGGGGACCAACACCCATGTGTGAAATAGGCTTGCTCACTTTAGGCCTAGTCTTATTTAGGACAGTTCTTGCCAAACAACAAGTTGGCGGTCCTCACAGTGTGACACACCTGTGAGCCAACCGTGCCGAATGTGTTAACAATTTTACCGACTATCTAAAAATCTATATGTTTATTTTATTTGAAATTTTGTATGTATGTGTTTTCCTCGTTGTTCCTGATTGGATGGACTGGTGTGTCCTTGAATCTCAATCAGACGTGGGAAATGCTTCAACCGGCAAACAAGCTATTATGCATTTCGAGGATCTTGATCCTGGTTATGCTGCTGTTATTGCCTCCGAACGTGATTCA